GTTTTCATGTCGAAAAACCACGCTTGGCAATCGGCACAACTGGGCAAGTGGGGGTGAGCCATCAGCATGCTCAGCCCCCGATTTAGTTTTTTGCTTGCTCCGTTTCACGCTCCACGCCCACGGTCGAATCGTTCGCCGCCGCTTGCTCACGTAACAGCCGAGATTCGGCTTGATCGTCGTCGCTCGCTTCGGGATCTTCGTCGCCGCCCGAGTTGCCAGATACGATGTCAATCAATTGACAGACCAGCAGTGGCGGGCAAAATTCCTGGATGTCCTTCGTGGTGATCGCAACCGGTTCATCGGCTTGCCTGCCAATGCGACCTTTGAAATCCCATTCGCTGATTCGCTTCGCGACTTGCTCAATCCAGAGCACGTCGATGTTTTTGCCCTTCTTGGCTTCCCGATAAACGGCTTGCACGTCCCGATACTGCATGGGCCGGAACTTGCCGCGAACCGCATCGAACATGCGTGGTGCGGCTGCGATGTAGAAACTTACTTCCTGTCCGTCATCAATCGTCACAAATCACCTTTGTAAAACTAGCTAAGTGCCAGAGTGCCCACGATTTCCTTGGTGGCACTGCTCATGCGAGCGGTGCCGTTAATGTTCAGCATGATTTCGCCTCGACCATTCATGGTTGGCGATTCCGCCTCGACTTGAAGCGTTGCCAGCGTGAGAGTAAACACGACATTGGTATCTACCGTACTAGTGAAAACGAGCGTTGCAGACGTACCGTCGTTAGTTTGGTCGTATAGGTCCGTTTCGCCAGTCGTGGTTGTTCCGGGGGTGTACGGAGTAGTGAATTGCGCCGTGACAATTCGGTCCATTTCCGGCAACGCCGAACGTGTGATCGTGTTATTAAAGCGGCCCTTGTCGAGTGCGTTATCGACAGTGAGGCTGAATGACTTCACTGGCCGAGCACCGCCCACCATCGTGAACACGCCTTCGGTGAACCTTAGCGGGTGCATGACGATATCGGGAAAGCCAGCGCGAGTCGTGATTGAACTGGCCGCGGCAACGACTTCGGTTAGTCCCTCAATAGCCAGCGAGAGCTTTAGCAACTCGCCTTCACTTGCCGAGAACGTCGCCTTATCAACCTTGCATCCGGTGTAATGGAAGCATTTCGTAACGCGATCCGCCGAGTAGTAGAAGCTCGGCAGGGTTTCCGCGACTGCATAGGTGTTTCCAGAGGCAGTCGCTCCAAGGATACGAGGCAGCCACCTTGAAAGGTCGTTTCCGGTCGGATGAAATTCCAGTCCACCGCTAACCGTGTAAGTTCCGGCACGAGTCCGTTCCTTGCGGTGCGATCGGGTTCCTTGCAGTCCGTTCGTGTCGATGATCGTCTTGTGGGCTGCTACGGATTCCGTTAGGAATTCATAGGCTTCCGAAGGCGTAGCTGCGTAGGTGGCAAGGTCTGTCGGGTCCACGCTGACGTGGACCTTGCCCAGTGTGGAAACTGCTGGCGTGCCCATGTGGGGCATCCTTTCGACCCGTAGCCTTTACTGGTCGAAAGTGTTCACAGCCGGACAGGGCGGGTGGCCACCACACCCTGCCGGCTACGGGAATCAGTACGTGCCGCGAATCTCGCGGCTGATGAATCGAAGTGTCAAAGTCGAAACAAATAGGTTCTTATCGAATGCCGTGTGATCGCTGATCGGTCCCGGAATCGCTTCGCAGTTGTAGATTTCCGTCACGCCGGATAACGCCTGGTTGCGGAAGAATCGAGCGATGCGTTCGCGGGCTAGGAGATGGTCCGAGATGGTCGTTCCTCCCGAATGGTTGTCGTTATCAACGATGTCGATACGCACCGGATAACCCACGTCATCGCGGTAGTTGGTTCCTGCCTGTCGGTTCATCGTCTCGGCAGTGCCGGGCGAGATAATCACGCACGGGAACGGGTAAATCTTTCCGGTCCCGCTGCCCATGTAGCGGTCGTAAGGCACCGACTGAATGACGATGCTGGTCGATGCGAAAACGGCTAGATCATCGATGGCTTCCTGAACGGCTAGCAGAATCCGCCACATGACCGATTCGGTTCCGTCGCTGACCCTGAATCGACTCGGGGCAGTCGATAGCTGAAAAACTCCATTGTCCGAGTAGTACACTGTTCCGTAGTACGAACCAAGATTCAGCGGCAGGGCAACCACAGCATGATTCGGTCCAGCGTTAGCACCGGCAGCGAACCATGTGGTTGTGCCCACCTCTAGCACGTACACAACTGCACCCACGAAAGTACCGTCAACGGTCACATCCGCGCCGGTTCCGTCGTGTCGATCAACGAATACAGTCGTTACGCTCATTTAGCCGATCTTGGTTCCAAATGCGTCGGAGATGGTTTCGCCAATCGCGTCCAGTGTTTCGCTCGTGACTTCAAAATAAGGCCGTGCTTCCATCTTCTTTGTGCCCGTCATGTGGAAGATCGCGTAGGGCACGTCGCTCTCGTCAATCGACCACTGGGCAATGCGTGCCTGCACTTCCTGCGAAGCACCAGCCACCACGTCGCCGGTTGCCGCCGCTTTCAGCTTGCCGGTTCGCACCAGCTTTTGTGGCGGTTCCGTGCGAGATTTCAACTCAGCCCACGGGACATTCTCGGCGGATGCCATTTCGTCAAAGCGAGACTCGACACCGGCGTAAAACTGGTCCTGCACACGTCCAGCCAGGTCGCGTTCGAAGTCGCCATGCGCCGCGATATCACCGATGCGGCCAACGTCGTGAATCGCTTCCTCAGGCGTCAGGTGCAGCATGAATCACCGGCTCGATATGGATGCTCACGGACAGGTTGCCGCGCGAGACTCCAATCGCCTTGCAGAACGCTTCAATGGCTTCGTCCGGCCACGTGGCATCAAACTCTTGCGGATCGTGGTCGACGGTCGAGACTTTCCAGCGGAGTGGGAACGGTTTTGCGACCGTCACCTTTTCCGGCGTTACCGGTTCAGCCGACACAGGCACCGCCAGCGGCTCGATAGCGTCTGTATCTTTGCGGCCATCACCGTCCATACATCACCTCCCGCTGCTGTAATTTTGTCGCCGTTCTGAACACTATCGACGGCGCTAGTTGCGAAGTGCCAAATTGTGTCGTCTGGTTCGACTCCAAATCCGCCGAACATCTGCATCGCTTCAACGTCAACCGCTCGCCGCAGGGCCGTTACGCCAGTTACCGGTGTCGTTCCTGTCGGCAATACCGCCGTGACCGTGACCGTTTCCAGCCCGTCTGTAATGCCTGCAAAGTCTCCGGCTGGATTGAACGCCAGTGTCATCAGGTATATGCCTGCGAGATAATTTCAAACGGCTCGTTACCAATCGTCTGCTGGTCGCACCAGTTAATCGTGTCCTGCAATGTTTTCAGATACGCTGCCCAGCTAACCGATTGACCATCAATGTCGTAGCTCGGCTTTGGATTGGCGGTCATGTCCACAATCAACGCATAGGTCTGCGTGCGGATCGTGGCGATTTGCTGGGCATCGGTTGGCATTAGTTCGTCCCTCGATAAGCCCACGGCCGGCGTGGTGGCGACGTTGATGGTGGAGTTACCTTGAGCTTCCACATTTTCTTAGCGACGATTCCGCCACCGCGAAGTCCGTCCGTAGGGATGTACGGATCGCCGTTTGGGTGTGTGAAGTCGGACCAGAATCCAGTAACCGGACTAACCGCACCGTTTCCGGTGTTGGGATAGTCGGCCGAATTTACAACGGTGTCTTGAGCAATATCGGATAGGCTGAATAAACCCTTGGTTTGGTACTGCGACACCAACTGGCGAATGTCGCTGTTGAACGTGCTAATCGCGGCAATTTCTTGCGGCGTGTAGCCCGTGACCGTGCCCATCGTGTTGTAGGTTCCGCCGCCAGATGCTCCAGTCACTTGTAGCGTGTTGGCAGTGGGAACGGTCATCGTGCTATAGAATCCGTCGATACTTCCGCCAGTGAAGCCCGATAGGTAGCATCGCGTTCCGGCAGCAATTCCGTGACTTGCCAAAGTGATCGTTAGCGTCGTAGTTCCTGACACCGAAGTCGGCGTGATGCTCCGCAGATTGCGCGGAAGCATTGTAGCCATCCACACAGCATTGTCATTCTGCCCCATCAGTTTGAGGAACCACGTTAGATTCTGCTTGAGTGCCTTGTTGGTAGGTGCAGCATCGGCGGTGCCAATTTCCGCAATGTCGTTGATGCTCCCGCCGTCGATTGCGATGATTTCGCAGCCATAGGTGTGCTGCATTCCAGTTAGCGCACCTTGCGTAATTCCGCGTCTAGTTAATCCGGCAGTTCCAATCGGCGCAATCACGATCCGTCGCGGCATCCCGTTGTAAACAACGTTCGATTCCGCATAAATCTGCATCGGCCAGTAGGCGCCGGGGATGTTCGTCGACTCTTCTCCCCACGGGAAAGATCGTGCAACACACGTTGGCGTTCGGATCGTTGGACTGGCGGAATATGACGTAGCAGTGAGCGAATCGGCAGTCGTGAAGCTGGGCCTGCGGCATACCGCTAAATAGCCCGTCTCGACATTACTGGCCGTCGTGGTCGCGGTCAGGATGCATTTCCCAAGAGCGCCTGGAGTCCAGTTCGGCAGCATCCCGCTGTAGATCATTTTTGCAGTAGCGAATGTCGCCGCTGCGGTCTGTGTCAATTCCACGACCGTCAGGGCAGCACGACCATCGCTGTTTAGGTGCAGCACAACGGAGTAGCGACTGCCGACCGTCCACGGACAAACGTTGAACGCATTGCCAGCGGTTCCATCTTCTGAATAGACCAAGAATCCGCCAGTGGTCTGCCAATACTGGCGCACGTTCGTTGTGCTGGCGGTATAAATTGCAAACTTGAGAGTTGTGCCACTGGGTGCGGAAACATCCGACATTACCAAATGGCCCCAGCCCTGTTCGTTGTACGGCAGCGTTCCGATTTCATCGACGGTCGTTGCTGTCGGGCTATTGCCGTTGCCGCTAAACGTCAGTCGGTGTCGGTACGGAGATCCCGCCGAAATTGCATACTCGGTATCGGTCGCTGCGGTCCCGGTTCCACCCGAAACAAAATAGCTGCCGTTCGTGGCAGCCGACTGAATATTCCACGGCTGATATATCCTGGTGACAAGCGATGCCGGCGCGTTGTCTAGTTCCCAACAAGGCGACAAGCTAAGCGTCGTTCCGCTGTGTACCTGGAATGGTCCGGTGAATTGCCACTTCACACCCGTAACAGCGGGCATGGTAAACCGTAGATTCGCTGCTCCAATCGCTTGCGACATTTCTCCCGTGGATTCGTGGACGAGAACGCCGTTTAGATAAACGCCGATCTTTCCTAGTGCGCTTCCGTCTCCAGTCAGGTCGCCGAGCATTCGCAACGTGAGCCGATGCCAGCGGTTCCATCCCGCATGGACCACGGACGTGGAGGATGCAAGTTGCCACTGATACCTAGCAGATGAAACGGTACTGTGCTGAGTCGTGACCGCAAACCCGTATGGCGTGTAGTTCGTGACGCCGTTGACGTAGGTAATCAGGCGATAGAACGGGCTAGACCCAGCAATCGGAGTGGTAGACGTAGTCTGCGAGGTGATCGCAGTTCCATCCCATTCGCCACGCACCCATAGATCGAGCCATATTTCATTGAGTGGCGTCGTCTGATCGGCAGCAAATAGCGGATCGCCTGCCTGTAGCGTGCGATAAGGCTGAATGTACTTACTAAGTCCAGTCGCGCATTCGATATACCCGGTCGCTGCCGAGTAGGATGCGGGAGGTGACGGAACACTGGCAGAGAACGCCTTAAAAGTCCACGAGGAACTTTCCACGTCATACAGACCGCTGTTACCCGCCTTACCGGCATCGACTGCGGTTCCGGCCAGCGTGCCCCAAGTGGCTGCCGTAATGTTGGCTAGTTCGGACGCTTGCGCAGAACCGCACAGGAGCAACAGGCAGAGGATAAGAGAACCGACAAACCGCATGATTATTTTACCCTGGCTTCGATAGTGGCCCCGGTGATTCCACTACCAGCCAGGGCGGTCATAACGGTAACGAGCACTTGATTGCAGGCCGACGCATCAACCTCGACTGGTTGCGTATACGAATACGTTCCGTCTCGCACGTCGTTGGTTGTGTCGACTGCAAGCGGGATTTGATGCAGCGCGGTCGCATCCAATAGCCGCTGATAGAGTCCGTTTTCGGTGTATCCGAACATCTGCACGACAGGACTGGTCGTAACCGTCCCGCTCGTCTTGTATCGCATGCGAACTTGTAACGACGTCGAGCGCCCCATCATCGAGACGTAGTAGCGAGTCGTTCCAATTCCGCTAATGAGACTTGGATTGACGATCACTGACCCCGAGTTATCGGCAGTCGTAATCGTGCTTCCGACCGTGTACCACTCGCTGATGATCGACGCTGGATTGGTTGTGCCGGTAAATTTCTCGGCATGCGCAAGCGACGGAGACAGTAGGATCAGGGCTAGCAAAGCGAGGCGCAGTTTTGATCGCATGCTGACCCTCGCATTAGTACGTTACAAGTTTTTGTGATGCATTCGGACCGGTAGACGACTCAAGGGCGTCATCCCATTGAATCTTTGAGAAGTGACCAACCGCGTCCGGCCCGCTGCCGTCGCCGAGTTCGGTAACTTCGTACTCGTCTGATGTGCGAATAATGCCGTTGGCGATTTGGAACCGCTCAATGGCTTCAAACTTGTTGTAGGCACCGCGAATCTTGAGCGGTGGATTCATGTCGGCCTTGTTCTTGTCGCCATCGAGTGCCATCAGGCGGACAAGATAGTTCTGCTGGACCGGTGGGGCATTGCTCTTTTCGGTGGGCTTGTAGCCCTGATGTTTGTCGCTCGACATGGTTATTCCGACAGCCTCACGATTTTCAGGGAATGGACCGTACTGATGATTCCGAAGTGATTGAAGTACTTAGCCTTCGCCGCGGCTTCGTCGATGGCGTGCGTCGTCATTTCCGGGTGTAGGTCGAGCTTCATGACCCACAGCGGATTCGGCAGCGTTCCGCCTTTTCCGTCGGGCCGAACCTCATCGCCGCCGAGTTCGATTGCTTGCGATTCAAACACCGGTCACCTGTTAGATGTTGGTGGGTGCGTTCGTGCCGTAGTTGATTTGGGTATAACGCGGCTCCACGACGGTCGGGCTACCGATTTCGTCCAGGAAGATCGACAGAACCAAGCCGCGATCGGCCGATTCGTAATCCGACCCAGTGACCTGGATCGTGGTGAGCGGCTGGTTGTAGGTCCAGGCGAAGGCTTTCTTGAAGTCGCCCACGTACCAGATTTGATCGGCGTCGGCTGCGGCCAGGTTGCCACCGTCGGAATCGGTCAATCGCTTGTCGCCGTAGATCGACACAGGCAGCAAAGTCAGGCCGCTGTTGGACGGCACGCTGCCGTTGCCAACCTGCTGGGCAAACGAAGTGCTGGCCGAACCACCGCTGCCTGGAATGGCACTGCCGGTTCGCTGCTGGCCGTTGCCAGAGTTGAGCCAGAAGTTGATGTTTTCCCAGTTGCCAGGGAACGCCAACACCTGACGCGGAACGATCGAAATCGGCTGGCTGGTTTCTTGATCCAGCAGCCGCTTGAATTTCTTTTTGCTGACGTTCAGGTTCGTCCAGTCGACGAACGCATTCGAGCTAATCTTGTTCTGCCACGGCGTGCTGGCCGCGTAGGTGTGGTACGCGGTTCCTCGATAGACATAGGTGTTGGTATTGCCTAATACCATGTCGAGAATCGCGTATTCTTTCTCCAGGCCCATCGTCCCGCCGATGGTGTCCGCTTGGCTGAGCACGTCGCCCGTCAGGTCGTATAACACGGCTTCGCGGGTCACATCGATCGCATTCGATCGGTTGTAGGTCGGGTTGGTCGTAACGTACCGCTCGCCGAACGTCGAACGTGAATGGCGGTTGCCGGGCCGGCGCTCGATGGCACCCTTGGCAATCATCTGCAAACCGATCAGTTTGTGCTGAACGGTCTTTTGCGCCATCATCGTGACGAGTTGCGGATACAGGAAGTCGGCCCGGTTGTAGGCCTCCAATGATTTGGCTTCGAGCAATCCAGACACCGTCGCGTTGAACGCGGAGATGTTCAGGAAGCTGTCGGGCACAAGGCTAAGCCCGCCTTCGAGTACGTTCTGGACGTGAACGCTGGGGCACGGCTGTCCTAGGGCCCGCTTGAGTTCATCGTCGCTGCGGGTGCCGAAAATCGACTCCGCAATATCTTTGATGCTGAAGGCATTCGCTTCGACGGTTTTCGTCTTACCGACGTAGGCGATTCCGGTGTCGTTGTTGATGTACTGGCGGCCAATTCCGTAACCCTCGACCGGGGTTTCGAGTCCGACCATCTGCCGTACCTTGTGGCACACCAGCGCCGGCCCTTGCGCCTCAACAATGTCGCGAAAAGCTGTTCCGTTGATCGGCATTGATTTACCCTTGCCAAAAAGTCAGGCAGTTGAATGGTTCGTTTACTTAGATGGTCGGTACGTAAAACAACTTGATCGAAGCCGCACCGAGTCCGTTGGAGACGATGCTGGTGAAGTCGGCACCACCGGTGACCGTGACGCGGACGGCAACGGCCGTCAGATTGAGAGTTCCAGCAGCGTTCGTACTAGCAGAGCCGATCGTTCCAGCCGCGAAGCACGATCCGGTTGTGACCGTGCTATACAGGCCAGTGCTGCCGGACGTCCCGAGCTTCATGATTGCGGTCGTGTCGCCAGCGAATGCACCTGTGACAACCGCGCTCCAGCCGAGTACCAAAGCACCCACTGGTAGCAGATTGGTCAAATCGACATATCCAGACGTCGACCCGCCGTCGGTGAAATCAGCGACAGCAACGTCCTGCTGAATGATCGAGATGCCACGCGAACCGCTTCCGTAGCCGTTCACACGGGCCTTAAGTCGAACCATGACCTGGGTCGCACTGGCGGCCGTGGACATTACCACTTCGCCAATCGCCAAGTCTGGATCGGTCGTCTTGACGACCTTTTGGTTATTGAGAGTTGTTCCGGTTCCGGCTGCGATTGTGACTAAGTCACCGGCCAGCAGCGTTGCCGCCGCACAATCGGCGAGTCCGATCCAGTCGGGAACAATGTCGATGCCGCCGTTTGTGCCGAGTGCACCAGCAGCCGCATCGGACGCCAGATGCGCACCCTTGGACACGCCTGCGAAACCACGGGCAAACGTCCGTTGATTCACGGCGAGCGTGCCACTGTCCGCCTGCGACGATGCCGGGTAGGCGTACCCGGTCGAGGCACGGTAGCACAAGTCGCCAATGGCGATGGCCAATGTGCCGACGTACGGGTAGGTGTTCGCTTCGGGAGGCGTGTACAACTTGGTCAACAGCGTCATGGCTTCACCTTGTCAACGGTGGTTGTGATTGATTCGTTTGGCGTTTAGCTGCGAGCGAATAGCCGCTGGGTTTCCTCTTCCAAGGTCAGTCCCTTGCCGTCATTCGCCGATTCGGCCACATCTGCGGCCGGCATGCGTGGCTTTTGGGCGGGCAGTGCAACCTTCGCGGGCTTGCCCCACGTGGCCAGCAGTGCGTTACGATCGGCCTCGCTGTCGAGGGCGCAGATAGCCTTGACGCGAATCGCCTCAACCGGCATCCCCTGCGATTCCAGCAAGTCACGCGCGGCGATTTCTCCCTTGAGGCGTTTGTTCTCGGCTTCGATGGCAGCCAGACGGGATTCGATACTCGCGGTTTGCGATTCGGCGAGTTCCTTGGCAGCAGCCGCATCGGCGTCCGCCTTCGCTTGTTCGTCGGCAGCTTTCGCGGCTTCCGTAGAGGCAGCCTCTTCGCGGGCTTTGACTTCGGCGTCGGTTTCGGTGGCCATGCCAGGCTCCTGGGATTCAAAGAGTGATTTGGTAGTGGCCGCGTTTGCGACCAGATCAATCGAGCGAACGAGTTCAAAGCCGCTTACGATTTCCTTGCCGCTAACAAATCGCGACAGAATGCGTGCGTTATGCGAGCACCCCAAGGCGTCGGGCATGCTTTCAGCCGCTTCCGCGACCATGTTTGCCATCGGATGACTTTTCAGATATTGAATGTCGCCATAGACGCCGTCATCGCGGGCTTCCGTGCGGACGATCTTGCCGAACCGATCCGATAGTTTTCGATCGGCTTGCAGGTTCGCCCGGTCGGGGTGATCGATGTTGACCCGTTTGTTTTCGTAGAGTTTGGCAGCCTGCCGAATTGCCTCGGGCAGGTACGTTCGATTGGAATGCCCGTTCAGGTCGATCGAGTGCAGGCCAAGCAGCTTCGCGCCTTTGATGATTCCGGCCTCACGATCGATCTTGGCGTCACCGATTCCGGTGAACTCCAAAACGTCGCGTGCGGTCGGTTTCTCAGCGGTCGCAGTGCTCATGCCCTAAAGATAGGGGCATGCGTGGGCGATGCGGTTGAACTTGTTTCTATATTAGAAACAGTATTTAGATGGCGAGCCGCCATACCCATCGAAAGTGAATACGGGATTCACTCACAGGCATCTCAATAATGTGCTTACGCGCGTGCCCGCACTTGGCACAATACTGATACTGCGTGCGCTTGCTCTTGTCGCGGCTATTGATTGTTCGCCGCGTCTTGTAGGCATGCTCGCATTGCTGGACGGATTGGATCATTCGCGCCAATCTAGAAAACAACGACAATTCACGTGTGCTGGCGGCCCCATCGGCAAGCGATGTGCCCAGATGTATTCGGGCTGATCGTTCAAAGGCATGCACATCCGACACACCCTCTCGTCCTCAGAAGTCTGCCAGTACGCCATGATCGTTGGATGCTGCTGCTTGGCAGAATTTATCGCCGCCACTTCGCCAGCCGTGTGGGCAATTGTTGTTTCAGTCACAGCGATCGACTTAGCCCGCTCTGGTGAGAATATCGCGTCGACGTTCCATCCCTTGAGCAATCGCCTGCGCATTGTGTCAACGATCAAGTGGGCTTCGCCCGACGCCTTGCGAGAGGCCCAGTCAAGGCTATCCCGGTCGGCTGCTGCAGTGTCAATGTCGAGATTAAATTCCCGCTCAACGCCTCTCCTCGCGTTAACGTGCAAGCTCGCAAGCGGTCGATACAGGACAATCGTGAGGCCCATCGTCGCGGCAAACCAGAATGACGCCCAGCGGTCATCGTCATGGTCTCTTGGCGGATCGCGCACGATAAGCGGCCTGATCGTCGACTGCTGTTTTGCCAACAGTTCTTCGACGATCTCAGCCAGTGATTTCTCTCGTTCAGTGCGGTCCTTAAGGTCAGGCAAAGTAATCTCCACTCCAATGCTCGCGAACAAACTCGGCAGCAGACTCTACCGCCGATTTAGCTTTCTGCGCCTGCTCATCCTGCAACCCCACCTGCTCAGCGGCCGACTCTTCAGGCGTTTGGTCCCGGTCACGCTTGCGGTTCTCCTGCTCAACCTCTGGGTCAAGGTCTTCCTGGAGCGCCCATGTGTGGGAACTCATGACGCCCTTGTCGAATAGAACCTGCCGGCGTTGTGTTTCTTTCAGCGAATCACGAACGACAAGCGATGACGGTTCAACCTGAATCACAACAGCCTTTTTCAGCACGTCGAAATCAACCGAGCCAAACTTGCCATCGAGCCAGGCGATTTCCAACACTTTCCACAACAGTCGCCGATCCTTGTTGCAGTAGAATTTCTGCTGTCTCCCAAAGTATTTCACGGCTGGAGACTCGGCCACAAACGCCGCCGCGTAGTTCACGTTGTCACTCGGTCCCCCAGCAAACCAACCCGGAGAGCACCAACGACCAGCAACCACTTCGGCACACTTGTCATGCACCTTTTCATAGTCCTCTTTGGCGGCCGGCGCTTCGAGATAGTTCATCCCATTGGGAATGTCGATCGTGGTTCCTGAGACGATGCGACGTTCGCTCTGGCTGACATTGCCACCCGGTGTTGGGCGAGTGATTGAATACTCGGTCTTATTCGTGCTCAGTGATTGGGCGGCGTCCTTAGTGACGCCAGTTGGCATCTGCCGGATGTAGGCAATCGCGGCCCGAATCGCGGCCCCGTCGCGGTAGTTGTTTAGCAGCTTCTTCATGCCGGTTAGCGACTCTCGGGGATTAAAAAAGTCGCTCAGGCCTCGCTTAACGTTAGCCTGCGAGTTCCGCTTGATGTGCTGGCAATAGAAGGCCGCAGCGTTAGGTGGCATGATTGGAGAATTACCACCGGGCAGGTAGTCCCAGTCGACCTGATCGGGGAACCAACGGGCGAAATAGCCGTGAACATTGGCGGCATCGTCCCAGTCGGCATGAACACCAAATGTCCACGCCATCGACTGATTCGATTCGTCCAGCGGGTTTCGTAACGTTGTGTTGAGCCAGCGAGTGATGCCCAGTTGCATGGGCCCGGCTGGCTGCGTGATTTGCTCAGGCTCGGCCAGACGCAAACCGGCGAATCCACTCCCTACGCTGTAGAGCACGCGGAATGATTCACCATCGCGTACCGAACGCTGAAACGACTCGACCGAGAATTCGTCCCAGTCGTTGCGTTCAAAAAACTCGTCAAGCACTTCCTGGGCAATCTCGGCTAACCGTTCAGGTGCCCCGTCGGTCGGCTTCGCGGAGATGTTATTTCCTTCGCCCACCACGTAGTTAGTCAGGTTTTCCAATACCGCAATAGCTGTTTCATTCGTCGCGACCACAACCCGCATTAGCTCGCGAATCATGGTCAAGTCCCATTCGGTGCGAAACACGGGTGGACCTGCACCAGCGCGGCGATAAGACAGCGATGATCCTTGCACCATCGGGCGGCCGTAATGATCTGTAGGCCATTGCGTAACGTCCATTGCAGCGCTTGATGCCATGTAGTTTTCAGCAACGTCTCGGCCGGCTAGCTGTCGCCTGCGGATCTCGTTTAGTTCGCCAATCTCGACCACTTCGGCAATTAGCTCTTGCTTGCGGGATTCCAGTGCTTCGACTTCCAACTGCTGGCCAGTGAAGTCGGGTGCGACCATCGTCTGCGACCTGCGAAACCAATCTCGTACTGCCATTAGGCTACCCACCTTTCGTCCTTAACAATGACATTGCCAATCGGCGACAGTCGCAACGCCATTTCCAAAGCATCAGGCCCGTCATCGTGTTCGCCTTGCGGAAACTCGCGGGCCTGATTGATAAGCAACTGGCATCCATCGGACTGGCGAAACCTCAATAGCCGCTGTTCAAGGAACTTGCCGAGCCGCTGAATGCGAAAAATCTTATGGACTTGATTGTTGATTAGTGTCGTTGGTAACGGCGGCCAGTCGCGTGCCAATAGCTCCCGTTCGATCTCCCGTGCCAGCATGAATTGCCAAGCGTTGCTTTCGATGCCGAACGTCATGGGCCTAAAGTCTCGCATGGCATCGAGGCAGTCGTTAACCAGCTGCGGGACGGGCCGACGCTGCAAGTCGCAGTCAACCCAGTAGACGCCGTCTCGGAGTCCGAGCTTAACAATCGCTGAATAGTCGCCCTTTTTTGCATCCCTGCCCACCGACGGATCAACAGACACGATACGCCAATCAAACGCATCCGGCTCTGGCCAATGATTCGCCCAGATGTGATCCTCAAAGTAGCTAGCAGGAAACTCTGCGCCCTCGATCGACACAAACCGAGCGCCACACTCCTGATCGAATGCCACCTGCCCCAACTCTTCTCGCATGGCCTCGATTTCTTCAGGTGGAATCAGTGGGTTGTCCCAGCTTGGCCGCTCCAGGCAAAAAAACTGCGGGTTAGCCTTAGCTCGCTTGTAATGCTTCTCAAACCAGTTAAATCCGTTCGGAGTGCCGATCTTAAGCGACCAGCCGTTGGTAGTTGCCAGCGTTGGCCGCAAGGCCTTCGTCCAGACTGTTTCGTCCTGGAAAGCTACCTCATCCTGGATGATCCCATCCCAACCCGGACCGCGCAATGAATCTTCATTCTCGGCTGAAGCCACCTTGACCACGCCACCGGTCGCCAATTCGACGCGATGCTCTGATGAGTTTGTGCGCAATGCGATATCGCGAGTGGCCGCCTTGAGTTGCGGCCAAATAATCTCTTCCGCGTCCTTGTACGTGCGAGCTACCCAGCAAATACGCGCGCCGTCCATCGCGCCAGGCCAATGCCCGCGCGTCGGACCGTGTCCCATCAGTGAGCACAATAGACCGACAATGGTCTTGCCCCATCGTCGCCCGCAGACAGCGATCTTGTGACGCGAGTCACTCAATAGCAGGGGCCTCTGATGTTCCATCGCCCTTGGTACGTACAGGGAACATTCCGCCTTGTGTGCCATACCAATCCTCTACGAAAACGATCTCGATTCGACTGTTAGTGCCGCCCTTAACTGTCACGTCCTGCTTGTCGCCATACCCTCGCTTGCGTGCAAGACGAGCGAGCGCCCACTTACTGGTATCAAGGTCGTTACTCTCAATCGCCTTGTAGATGTTCAATTCGGCCATATCGAGCAACAATCCGCGTATCTCACGGAACGCTCTCTTTAATTCCGGCGTTGATTTGATTCTCTTGTAAAGTGTTGATGCATCTGCCTTTAATGATTTCGCAGCGGCATACACTCTGCCTCGGTACTGCTCTAGCGCTCCGATGATTTGCTCGTCACTGATGCGTGGTTGAATGCTACCCATCTGGTGTGGAATCTATGGAATCCTGCGCTTCACTCACCTGCTATACCCACGCCCATTCCAACGCTTGCTATCCGTCGCCGCCGCCTTAAACCGATACTCGCCAGCACCATCAAACGGTTTGTTATTCGCCGCCCGTTTCTTCCTTAGTGCCGCGATACGTGCCCGCTGACAACCACGTCGAATCTCTTCCGGCGTCGGCAAGTAGCTCGGTTCTTTTTCGGTGTTGTCGCCGCGTGGCATCTTCATCACTCGCAGAAAATAGGAATCGCCATGACCTTGGCGTTAGCACCTACCCTGATTCACAAGTCCCAGTTCCGAGTAGTCGGCCACGATGCCCAGCGACTTGGATAATGCGTCGTGTCGCTCCAATGTTTCTCCGCAGTCTTTTCGGTTCTGCGCCGCCAGTGTCGAATCGCCGATTTCACGTTCGCGTGTTTCTGATTCCGGCTTAATCTCAATCGGCTTCAAGATTTCGCTCTCAAGTCCCTGCGGAGAGACGTAGACAATCGCACCGATGGGACGTTGATTCATTCCGAGTTGCACGCGGGTATTCCGTTGGAATCCGCCCGTTGTGTCGAACGGTAAATCGGCGATGCGCTCGAGTCCAACCGATAGCCAGTGCGTGTGACCGCTCGCTACCCGTCGCACTTGCTGCTCCGGTTGCAACTTCCGCTGAATCACAATGATCTTGTCTTTCACGGCGTCGATGAACTTCGGCGAGTTAGGCGAAACGCCGGAATATCCAAATCCGTGCATCGCCATCAGGTTGTAGCAACCGACTGCCGCCAGATTCACGATTGCCATGTCCCAGTGCATGACGAAGTTCACGTCGATTACGTCTCTGCAAAGTGTTCGCATCTCGTGGAACATTGCCGCAGCTAGCGAAGTCCCGTTCGCGTATTCGTGGTTTCCTCTCAGCCATGTGATATTGATCGGTGCGTTACTGACTGACCGCAGTTCCAGCAGTAGTTCGTAGCCCTTCATGGCTCCGACGTTGATTTGTGCCTCGGCGTCACTCACCGCCATGTGCAAGTCTTGGTTCTTGTAAATTCCGCGTCCCGCGATCCAGTCGTCGAATCCGATCAGCTTGATTTCTTCCGGCTCGTACTGCCGAATCACTTCCTTGATCTTCTCAATCACGCTGGCGTAGCACGACAGCATGTGGTTTTCGTCGGCGTTGTGAACGTCACTCAAGCGAATCGTGAGTTTTCCGCCCGTGCGCGTCTCGCTCTCGGCATGTTGCGCCCAGGTCAATTGCTGCTTGAGTCGGGCGATTTCCTTTTCGTAGGCAAGTATTTTCTCTTGATCGTTTGACACAATCGGCGGGTGTAGTGCGGCGTGCTCGACTTTCTTCTGATACTGGTTTTTCTGCGATACTTTCAGGGTGCGTAGTTTTCGGCTAATGCTGTCGAAGGTGCGATCCATTGCCACGGCGATTTCGTGAATCGAACGCCCTTCGCCTTTGAAGGCTAGAAGCTGCTCGACGTGCTCTTCCGTCCACGGTATTGACGCCACGCTATCGCCCTCGGTGCCAGCCTAATTTCAAAAGCCCCATCGCTATCTGCCTGCCCATGCGTTTGACTTGCTTCTCTTTCATGTCGCGGTCAATTCCGTGAATCATTTCGTGAACCGCTGTGTCGAGTTCTTCTAGATCGTCGTCGTACTTGGCAGCTACTACCACTTCACCTTTTTCGTAATCGACATAGCCATCTCTGGCTGTCAGTCGGTCACTGACACGCCACCAGAACCAACGCGAGCCGAGACGGAGTTTCACTCGTTCGCCTCTTGCATGATTTCCATTGATTTTCGATAGCCTTCGAGCATCAATAAACTCGTGAACACTGGAATACCAAGCGATAGAGCTAATGCGACTTCCTTATCCGCTCCGCTCGATTCCCCCGGCATTCGCAATACCGCGTCACAGCACGGAATCCACTGGTTGTCGTATTCGAGCCATTCCTCGTAGGGATGGTCTATTTGCAGGTGCCAGAAGTGCGTCAAGTGCGGGATAAATGGTGTGAATCCAGCACAGAATAGCGCGTCTCCCATTGCAATCGCGTTGCGAGTGTTCTGAGCCGGGTCGGGATTCGTGTATGGTCCAGCTACGTGGACTTTCAAGTTTTCATCCCTCGCAGCAAGGCGGTTTCCAATGCCATCGTGACCCGTGCGTGAAGGTGCTTCAGGTGTTCCTCGCTGGTATCGCCAAGCAAGTACAACGCTAAATGCCGGTCGGCATGGACAAGCAATTCCTTGACGCTGACGGCTCGCCATGCATCCTCATCGTGCGTCTGTTGCCCTTCGGCCATCGTCTGACTGAACGCCAAGCAGGCACGCGGGCATTCGACGTTGATGCTGAACTGACGCGGTTTGCGTACCGGCTTCTTCGGTCCGTGGTTATCCGGCGTAGGTGGCGGTTGGTCAGTGTCAGAACCTTCAAATTTTTTGAAGTGTTTCGCGGGAGGATCGGTCATGCTTAACGCCTGAATCACCGGCTTCGTACATTGCCCGGTGACTCGCCCGCCGTCGCAGCAGCTTTCAATTAGCTCCGTCTCCATCGTGTCAATCGCCATTCCGCTCGCATCCTCGAAGTAGGTTTGTTCCGCCGTTTTCCGTGCTGCGATTCTCTTCCAATTCCAATCGCTTGGATCGCTCATAGTGCTGGTTTTCCGCTATCGCTATCGCCAGTAGTGCTCGGAACAGTTCCGGGTTATTTCGGCGAAGTACGTCGAACGTCGCCAGATAGTTGTAAGTGGAGGGCTTTTGGCACAATTACCGCTTCCCCGCTCGCCAGAATCGCGGTTCCACCGCTGGCTTGAAGTGGTCTGCATACAGACCCAGCTTCGCCGATTGGGCCGCGTCCTGGGCATCCTTGTACGCTTGCGAATGGTTGTATCGAGGCTCCACCCATGCGGCTCCAGCTTTGACCATTTCTAAGCACACGTCCTTGTTGCCGACGAATACCTTGCACACGTATCGGTCATAGCTTTTGTTCACGACGGTACACGTCACCGTGTTGCCGATTACCAGCGACTTCAATACATCACGTGCTTCTTTCGCGTAGGGCTGTTCCGGCCACTTCTTGCCGAATAGTGCGTGGTCAAGTTCCGGTGCGTCTACCGCGTACAGGCGAACCTTGTGCGTGACGTTTCCAACGTTGATCCAGAAAGAATCACCATCTCCTACGTGTTCGACCTTACCAATAAATGTCATTGGTTTTTGTTGACTGGCAGCGTGAACATATTCGCAACAAATCGCGTAATACACGATGGATATCGTTGCGTTAACAATCACGTTTTGGAGTCTATTTGTCATGTCAATTCGCTATGAGTTTGTTTATGGTTGTAAAGCATATCGAATCGGTTCAGATGGATCGGTGTGGACGTGCAAGGAGAAACGGAGAGTACCCAACACGAACGGTTTTGGGTGGTTTATATCCGACACATGGAAGCCAATGACAACCAAGCGATCTCGCTCTAATGGATATCTCGTCGTGGGACTTCGCATTAATGGCAAACGAATATGGAAACACATCCATCATCTCGTTCTTGAACACTTCGTTGGTGCACGCCCCGATGGAATGCACGGCTGCCATAACGACGGAAACCCGCTGAATTGCGACGTATCCAATCTTCGATGGGATACCCCTGCTGGCAACATGCGGGATCGAATTAAGCATGGAACGCAAGTTCGCGGAGAAAGGCAACACTGTGCAAAGCTGACTGAGGATATTGTCAGGACAGTCCGGGTGTTGAGCAGTCTCGGTGCATCCCATAACGAACTTGGCACGATCTACGGAGTGCACGCGATTACTATCACAAACGCAGTGTCCGGCTACACATGGGCGCACGTCACCTAGTTCGTCGCTACCACGTGCAACCGAATCGGCCAATGCGCCGAGCACCATTGCCAGCACGACAAGGAACGCGACGAAGAAAAAGTCGGGCATTAACCGGCGTATGTGGCTCACTGAACTTGTCCTCGGGTGTCGAGTTTGATTTCAATCCGTTCAATGCGACTAGAAACGCCGTCAACTTTCGTGTGCAATCCCTGGATTAGTTCGCTCTGCTGTTTCATGGTTTCTGAAATCTGCTTGGTGGTCGCAGTCTGTTCAGCCATGTGATCTACCGTTGCCGACGTGACTCGCTCTAACTTCGGTTCAACCACGTCGATAACTCGCATCATGATTCCGTAGCCGCCGTACATGACCATTCCGAGAATCACGCCCGATATGCCCACGGTCTGGACAACGCTTTTAAGCTGAACTGTCCAGAACTTCGCCTTATCCTCGATTGGCCCCATTTTTCTCACTTTCCAATCGGTAAATTGAGCGGTGAGAAGATGCCGTACCAAATTCGTCCTACGCGACGATAACCACGTTTCAGCACACGGGCTGCCGGGTGGTACTCGCCCTGGGCCTGCGGCTGGCATTGGCCGTTCGGGCAGGGCTGTTGGGCGTTGGCCTTTTGTGACTCAATCGCCGTCAGAATCGCTAGCGTGTAGAAAAATGGCTTCAAGGTAGTTCCCCTTATGACTTGAGTGCTGCCACTGCCGAATCGAACGCTGCCAATGCGTCACTGACCGACTGTTTCGCTTCCACGTCCGAAGCAGTCGCCGTGGCGAGTGCGTCGGCTTTCGCGTCAGCCGTGCTCTTGGCCTGCTCCAATACGGTCGCTGTGTCAATCACCGCTTTCAGTTTCTCGGACGCCATGACTTCTCCTTTATTTGAGTCGGATACCTTCATCGTAAGTCTCTACGTCGTACAGCCGGTGCATGAGTCCGCTCGGCGTGTACGAATTGGAATTGGATAGCGGCAATCGGTTTGCGCGGGCCAGTGCCGCAGACACGACCTTGCTGCAAAATTGCCGCTTGTGATTGGCGTAAGCTGGCACGTCTGTCGCAGAACGGATCGCCCCGAGTGTGTCGTAGGGAAATCCGATATAACTCAGCACGTCGCTGCTAAAGTGTTTTGCGTCCCACTTATTGAACCGCCAGCGTTCGTCGAGTCGCATGCGGAACACGTAGCCGGGATAGTTCTCGACCCGCTCACGGGGCAAGTGGGCCTGGACGCCTTTGATCTTCTGTTTGGTGATGATGCACGGCTCGTTATTGAACGTCGTGCTCTCGACCATAACCGTTTTATCGTGCCAGTGAACGCAAATTCCCACGTGCGATACGCAACGCCAGTGTGCCGATAGCCAGTACCACGGCGGAACCGTCGCCAGCTTGATCGCGCGTGAAATCAGGTCACTACCGGAAAAACCGATAACGTCCCCTACCCGGAATTCGTGATCTGTCGTTACCTTCACGGATTCACCGGTGTTTCGATGGTACTCGACTCGCCTTGCGGAACTGATTCGCCTTGCACCTGAACGCTAATTGCGTTCGTCAATGCCGCTGCTGCTCCCGCCGCTAGCCCTGGTCCGGTTGCTCCGAGTCCCAGTAATCCGGCACCTACGGCGATTGCCGATGCTACTTTTCCGGCAGTCGATAATCCGGTCGCTGCCGATTGCACGGCTTGTGTCGGTGTCGCTTTCGATTCAGCGGTGGCAGACGAACTACTCGAACCGGGCATGATTTGGTTGATCGTAACGTCGCCGACGTGGAACATTTCGTCCTCGTCCTCGATCTGCTGATCTTTGATTTCCATGCCTTGCATCAGGGCAATTTGCCCTTCGTGCCGGCGATTCTTGTTGCGGCCATAGGCCAGCATTCGCGCCGCGTCACTGGTCATCACGGCTTCATAAGCCATCGACAGACCGACGCGTTTCTTTTCCAGGTTTTCGGCGAGCGATGTTTCCATCGTTACTTTTCGGGTGTGACGATTGGCGAAACGACCGGCTTGCGAATCGCGTCCAGAATCTTTTGATTCTGTCGGCAAATCTGAATCAGTAAGGCGTTGGTGGATTCGTTGTGGCTGACGCTGGAAATCAAGGCGCGGAGTTGTTCGTCGCACTCGAATCCAAGCTGGTCGTCCGTGTACGATTCGACGCTCATTGATTGCTCCAATTCCGATAGCCAATGCCGGGGCGCGGACATTCCGGCCCCGGTCAAATGGCTAGCGAAGTCCATGAATTAGCCGCTGGCCTTCTGACCAGCAATCGTGGTATCCAAGTTACGGGCACGGCCGCTACCCGCTTCCAGAACGACGCGAGCGGCATTCGCCGAAGCGAAGTCAGCCGAACGCTGGTGGCCCAGACGCATCGCCTCAGATACAAACTGATAACCGTCCGCAGCGACCTGGCTTGATCGCATCGAACGCTGGACGATGTCCTGCGCGGTCACATCGTCGAACACAACACACGGCTGAGTAGCCATCCGAATCTCCTAGTCTCCTGTAACCTTTTGTCAGGGCAATAAACCGGCTGCGGGACGTCGGCCGACGAACCCGCCCCGGTTACAGGTATGGTTATTTCTGTTTCAGCAACTTGAATCCGCCGATGCCTACAGCGATCGCCGAAGCGGCTGCGATGCCGACTTTCCACAAGCCAGCGGTATTGATCGCGTGCGTTTGATTGCTCACGGTGATGCGTGCCACGGCGTTATGCACCGCTCCCTCAATCAGTGTTTTCAATTCGTTCGGTTCAACCGACTTTCCGTGGTTGCCGTCTTTTCCCGGTTCGCCTTGCGGTCCCGCTGGTCCGACGATGGGGTTCTCTAGTTTCGATTCCAGTGCCTTAATTCGCTCGATCAGCGGTGCAATCAGCTTGGCGTTGTCGCATTTACAGGCGTTCGCTGGGTCGCATTCGCATGGCTTGGCTGGTGCAGTGACAGGCACAGTCGCCGCTGGCGGCTGCGGGTCTGGTTGTGCGATAACGGGCGGATTCTTGTACCTGGGCTGTTGCTGCTGTTGCGGCGTTGGCTGCGGACAACTTCCGTTCGGGCATCGTCGCGGAATCATCCCAGCCGTGCGCAGGAATGTTTGCACGTAATCGCCATAGCATCCGTGCGTTGGGTACGCCTGATTGGGTCCACCCCACAGCACTCCGACCAACTCGGACTGCTGATTCAGAATCGGGCCGCCTGAGTCTCCCGAGATGCTTTGGAAGTCAACGCCCAAATCGGTGTATTTTGCCGACTGGTGCGTGGCTGCCCCGAGAACCGGAGCGAAGAAGTGACGCCAGTTGCCACCACCATAACCGCACATTTCGACCGTATCGCCTTTGGCGGGATAGGCGAACGCAATCGGAACGCGATGAGCGTCCGGTGGGACTGGGCAACCGATTGCGCACAGGTCCAGTTGTGGATCGTTGGCGACGACGTTTCCGCGCAGTTTCTTTCCGGCATACTTGCCATGCTTGAATTCGATAACTGCCGAACCGTTGCCGACTTCGTAGACGTGACTGGCTGTGATGACGACTCCCAAAACCTGCCCGGTTTGGCTTTCCACGTCGATCAGCGTGCCTGTCCCAGCCGCCGAGTCGCTTGGGCTTAAAACCCATACCACGGCTTCGTGGTGCGATGCGTCGGGGCTTGGTGTTTGAGACTGCCCGATAGCCGTCTCGACGCCATGCAAGGCGACTAGCAGCAGTACAATGCTTGTGAAAATCCGCCCACCACGTCCGGCACGCGGTAAACGTGCCGGATTAGTGGCGGATAGAACCCCGGCCGCTAACGGTCCCTCGCAAGTACCCATGCCGCGAATCCACAGGCTAGGCATGGCGAGCCATGCACCTGGATAGAACCCAGCATTCGCCTGTTGTGTTCTCATGCCAGCGTCCGATTAAGAAACTCGTGTAGGTCGCTCAGTAGGCTCAAAATCCATCCCAGCAATTTGGCTACCTCCCGGCTCAACAGCACTCGCTTAACCGCCACTTCGATGGGCCTGACGTTCCAGACCACAACACCGACAATCGGCAGTGCGGCGAGCCACTTCATGCGTCACCCCAAGCGGATCGGGGTATCGGTCACAATTCGCAGCAGCACGTTCGCAATCGCCTGTACCGCGACCAATCCGGCTACCCACTGGGGGTGCGCCGCGATCAGCGGGTGAGCGGCGAGAAATCCGATGACGGAGACGATCAGCGTGATCGTGTTCAACCAAAAAACGCGACTTTGGAAGAGGCTTTTGTTCGGTAGCATTGGTGGTGCCTTAGATGTGTTTCCAGCTACGCCGAGAAACAATGTGCTCTATGTTTTGTGGCGAAGTAGCGAATGTCGCCGCAATATCACGGTGCAACTCGCCGTCGCTGGAACGCTTGCGAATGTCCAGTACTTGCTCAGCCGTCAAGCGTGCTGGACCAGCGTTTTCACCACGGGCATGATTTCCGTGATTTCCGGCGTTAAATCGCCCCTTTTTGCGACAGTCTGTGACGTTATCTTGATTGGTTCCGGTGAATAAGTGCGCCGGATTGATGCACGATGGGTTGTCGCAGTGATGACACACAAAATGCCCGTCTGGTATTGGACCCCGGAACACTTCGTACGATGCTCGATGTGCCCTGTACCGCTTTTTGGATAACATCACGGACCCATAGCCGTCTTGGTCCAACCCGCCATTCCAGTTAAAGCATCCACTGGAATTCACGGTAATCCGACTGAGTAGCTTTTCTTGGTGGTTCATGTCAGACCAAAAAAAATGGCCACGGATCGAGCCATCCGGGATTCCCGGACAACTGGATACGTGGCCTTGATGCTTTCAAGTACCTTAGGTTTTACGCTCGGATCGTCTCTTTGAGTTCCTTGTCAGCCGCGTAGATTGCTCCGTCGCGTGCCTGAACAGTTAGCGTGAATGATCCGTGATAACCGGGTCGCGTGACTTTCTGAACCAATTCGCCAACCATGTGCCTGATGCTTTCAGGCTCGATGGTGCGCGAATTTGAACCGGATGCCGCCATGCGTCCCCTCATTCGTAGCCGGAATTATACCACTTTCTCGGTACTTGACGAGTGTATTATTTCACGAACGCCTGCCAGCACGGAATTTAGGCGCTCGATCTCCGCGTCACGCTCGGCGAGTTGCTCGTTCAAGTCGGCGATATAGTGACCGGACAACACTCGTATCCACCCTGCTTCGTTCTTGGGGATATCCTCTAACGCCACGCCGACAATCTTTCGATCACTACCGCTATCGCTACAGTTGCCCGGCTTGCTGGGCTTGGATAGGCGGTCGAGGAACTTGATTCTCCGCGTGTTCCAGCCAGCCAAGGCGTGCTTGACCCAATCACCCTCGTAGAAGTCGTTTTCGTCTAGCAGCCCCACAGCCTCGTCCAGGTCGGAACGGAGTTGGGCTACCAATCGACTCTCGCATTCTTGCAACTTCTGAACTTGGAATTCGGCAAGTTTCCAAATTTCAAAGTTAGAGTCGGCTCGCTTCGTGGCCTTCGCCAGCTCCGCTTCCAGTTCCTTCACGCGGGCCTGCAATAGTTCCATCTGCTTTTCGCGGACAGCTTTTTGCGTTTCAATCACCACCTTCGCCTCGTCCCGCTCACGCTCGGCCGATTCGGCTCGTCGCTTGTACTCGCTGCTGGTGTCGAGTAGTGAGCAAACCTGATCTCGCAGTTCCGCAGCTTCCGCCAGCTCGGCTGCGAAGGCGGCGTCGATGATGCGGGCTAGTTCTCCATCGGTTACTTCTGCACCTGATTCAAACCACCGACGTGCCGCTTCCATCGCCGCCTCGCTCGGCTCGCCGCTCGCTGTGACAGGCTCGGGATTGGTCGATTGCTCATCGTGATAGGCGTTCAGAACGCGGACGATTTCGGCGGCGAGTTCTGCTTCTCCTGGCTCGGCATAACTGGACACGCACAGCACGGGAGTTCCTCTGGCGTCAACGACTCTCCATGCGTGCTTACTGCACACAGCAACCGGGTATCGGATTAGTTCGTTCTTCGCTTCGGTGGTCATTGGGTTGGCTCCTGTTGGATGGCTATATTTTTCCGGTTTCGATGTAGTCGGCAAACTTGTGCCACGCCGTTACGTAGTCGCCGCGCTCTGGTTCGATAATTGACCGCAGCATGTTTCCTTGGTTCCGAAAATCGGCAACAATTCTCGCCCGCTCACCCTTCACGGCGTCGGCAATCGCTGCTTGTAGGTGTTCGGTAATTGTCGCGATTGCTCCGTATGGTGCAGCTTCGGCGTAATCCCAGAGTTCAGCGGCTAGAGATAATGCTCGCTGCTCAACGGTTAGTGGCGGATCACTCATCGCTGGCCTCGCTTTCGTTTTCCGGTGCCAATGACGAGTCGCCATCCGCACACCTTAAACAACAATTTACAGGTGCATCGTCGTCATCGGTTCGCACGGCTTCGCAATCCTGACAGTATTTGAGTTCGCAATAGTCGCAGATAACCAACTCGTCGCATGGGTCGCCACAAATCTGGCAGATGTCATGCGTCATCGCTCGTCCTTTCGCTGGTGGGGGTGGAATTCAAAACATCACCTGCTGACTCTTCGCCGGGTTGCTACATGCCGGGCACACTCCAAGATGCGTCCACCAGATTCCAGGCTCGTATTCGTCAATTGCATCGCCGTCGTCATCGAACGATTGCTCGTAGCGTCGGTCTTTTTTGATTTCACACCAGCCCGCGGCTTTTGCTTCGCCAATCGAATGGCAGGACGAGCCAACATTATCGCATTCGTACCTTTCACAGCCGCGGCAGTTCAGTGCGAAGATGCTTGTGGCGGCCATCACGTCCTTTCGCTGCGGGTTAGGTCAGGTATTCCAGTTTCCACGTCGGGTGATAGTTGCGCACGTATTTGTCTCCGTCGAGACGAATCTGCAAATACCCGTTTTTGCCGCCAACAATTGTTCCCTCTAGCGTCACTCCATCGGCGGACCCGGAGTAGCGGATACGACCACCAACCTTTGCAGGCACGTTTCTGGTTTGGCGAATTTGCTCTATCGACATGATTGCCTTTCTTTTGCTGCATGTTAGGGGGTTAGGGCTGCGTCAATCGTCGCTATAACGTCGGTAACGGAACGGTTCTCTCCGCCCATGTCGCCGCGAGTGTAGTTGCTCAGTTCGCGTCGTGCTTCGGTCAGTGCCATTCGCAGTTGGACAATTTCTAATTCTGCGATCAGGCAAACCCGGGGTGTCTCGCTTTTGTTGTGCATTCGCAGCTTGGCTAGGATGTTTTCGCTGGTAATATTCTTCCCCATCCCGCACCAACCTTTCAGATCGCTGTGATTGTGTCTGGTTTCGCAACTTCGCACGCACGCTCTTGCGGCTCCGTTAGGCGAATCATGCGGTCGATTAAAGAGACGCACGAACGGATGATGGTTTCAATATCGTCAGCCGCGTTAGCCGCGTTAGCCGAGTAAGCCGCGTTAGCCGCCGCGTTAGCCGCGTTAGCCGCGTAAGCCGCGTTAGCCGCGTTAGCTGCCGCGTAAGCCGCGTAAGCCGCGTTAGCCGCGTTAGCCGCCGCGTTAGCCGAGTAAGCCGCGTTAGCCGCCGAGTAAGCCGCGTTAGCCGCGTAAGACGCGTTAGCCGAATCGATCACAGGCAACGCTTCCAGTTTCTTCGCTTCGGCCTCAAATCCCGCACGACGAAACATAGTCGCGCACAACTCACGAACTGCCCAGTCGGCGGCCATGAATGCTCGCTGTTGTTCGATTTCTGGTGTCGATTTTGTGCCGACAATTCGCCACGGCATATCGCGTAGCAACTCGTTGCGTAACGAATCGCTCGCGGCGTCGTTGACCCAGATCGCTAGTTTCGTGATTACCACGGACGCACATTGCGGGTGGTCGCTGTGTTTCTCGCCAGCCAGGTAGGCGACTGCCTCCATGACACATAGTCCATCTTCACGAGTCTCGTGCGATCCGCGTCCGAAGGTAAATGTTTTCAGGTCGGTCATGTCAAATCTCCTGGGTTAAAGTGCTGTGATTGTGATTTCAACGTAGCCTTCGCGCTTGTGTTTCTTGTGCTGCTTAACCTCATCGTGCATCCACAGGTCGATGTGCTTTACCTGGGAATCGTTCGCATAAGCAATGCCTTGCAACGCATCGACAAGTACCTTAATTCGATTATCTAAGTCCCCGGTTGCACGCGGACGAAACACGCTGCCGACAATTTCGACCGGTCCGACGTGGCAATTCTTGCCGTAGACCGACTGCACTAACCGAGCAACGTCGCGTTTGTACTTGATCGCCTTCGCAGACACGAAGGTTCTGCCACGGCACGAACGCCAATACAGGTTTGCACTCGGCGGGTAGGGGAGGCGTAGTTTCATACCCACTCCTTGAACTTCCTCGACTCCGCGATCCGCACCGCGCGGGCCGCGAACCAGTCGCGGATTTGCTGGTACGATTCCTTGGTGCCGTGCGGGTAGTAACAATCCTTTTCGCTGTCGTATTGGATGATCCCCGTCATCCTCGCCCCCAAGCTGCACGAGCACGCACACGAATGCCTGCCGAAATGCAACGGGCGAACGGCTTCACTCGCAAGCGGGTTGTAATCGAATCGGTCTGGTGGTCCGTCCGGCCACGTCTCTTCGATGGTTTTGATATCCTTCGGCGGCACGATTGGCACAAAGCCGGTGTCTTGGCAACGCCAGCAGTTGTATCGAGCTTCACGCCCGTCGTTGGGTTTGGGTTCGATGAACTTCCTGTCGCGGCGAAGTCGATTGGCGATGCCGAGAATCTTTCCAGGTATCCGGTCGAACGAATTGAAATCCTCATCGCTCGCCGCTAGTGTGTCGCTCGCCTTCTTGGCGTCCTCAATAGTTGATTTTTCCAGGGTCTTGTACCAGTTCGACAAGATTGCTCGCTGAGTCGGCTCGTCGCCGAACTTCGCTGGCGGATCGTGCTCGCTCCCCTTCGGAAACTTCTTGAGCCACGACCGGCACGACGGAAACGCCGTTACGTGGTACTGGAACCATTCGAGGAATTCTTGCTTGGTCATGTCAAATGCCGTCCGTGATGGCGTTGAGTTCTTTGTGTGATGATCGCCTGATGGTGATCGCGTCCCAGTTTTTCCGCAGCGACATTGGCGTCAGAACAGCTTGCTTCCAAAACGAGTCTTGATGGACCCACGTGAGCATTTCCCGGATGTTCTCGGGAGTCCTGTCCGGTGGGTCTTTGGTACGCATCGACCGGAATTCCGCTGCCCACTCGACCAGCACCGGAAATTTGGAATTCGGGATAATCGCCTGAACCGATTGGAAGAATTCGGTTGCTAGCTCCATGTCGATGGCGTCGTGGATGAATTCCAGCGAACGCCTATCGGTGGAATATTCTTTCTCTGCAACGTCCAGGGGACGATTATCGGATTGTGAGAGTGAAGGATTAGAGGAATGTAAGACTGTAAGATTAGAGGAAGGAAAAGCGCATCCTTCCGTTTTTTTGTCTTGCTCAGCCGTGGAAAAGTCTTGCTCAGCCGTGTAATTACACGGCATGGCTGGAATAACGCTGTCAGGTTCCTTCGGGTGCGGCCTCTGGTGTTTCTCGAAGTTGAGTATCTGTAGGTACTTACAATTGCCGTGTAAATAAACGGCAAGAAATGTACGGTTTGCTAATTCGGTCACTAGCTCGTCAACATCGACGTTGTCGAACGGCATCACGTCGGCCTTGATACGCTTAGGCCTGTATTCAAGACGACCAGCCTTGTCGGCAATGCACCACAGTCCAGCGAACAAGAGGCGAGCGGCGAGAGAGCATTCTGCTAGCTCGTCGTTCTTGAAAAATCCTGGCTTGATGTTCCGTGTTCTAGCCATCTTGGCCGTCCCCCTTAATCTTGCGCCAAGACACGCCACAGAAGTATTTCCAGGTCTTGTAATGTTCGTCGTCGATGCGGCAAGAGAACTTGCCGTGGGCCACGTCCATCGCATCCATGATCTCGACTGGCGCTAGATGCTTTAAGAAGATTCGCAGGCTATTGGTCCGGTCCTGTCCAAACACCCACTTGCCCTTCTCCTTCATGTATTTGTCGTGCCAGTAGTAACCAAGTTCGATGATGACCTGCTCGTCCCTGGCGCGTTGTTCCAACAGAAATCGGTTGTATTCTTCGACCTGGGCGAATCGCTCTTTGCGGTCGGCAATCTGACTTGCGAGCGATGGCGGAACTTGCTTAAGGCTTCCGTCTGACTTTCCTCGATTGCAGTCCATGCACGAAGTCAGAAGATTAGATTCAGAGTTGTTTCCACCAGAGGCGACGGCAACGATATGGTCAATTTCGAGCGTCGTGCTCGGTGGCGTCCTGCCGCAGTATTGGCAGGCGAATCCGTCCCTCTTGAACACGTCAAAGCGTGTCTTTTTAGAAAGCGATTTACGCTTCTTGTCGCCGGCCATACTCCCAACTCCTAATAAATCCGTTCTTCGTCCCTGCGGTTGCCCGCGTGCCGCCGTGGCACAGGTTTCCTAGAACAAAACTTCTTGCCGCAGACGGTTCGCTGCGATCTCGCAATAGCGTTCTTCGATCTCGATTCCGATTGCTTTGCGTCCAAGGTCTTTGGCCGCGCGCAGTGTGGTGCCGCTGCCCATGAATGGGTCGAGGACAACATCGCCTTGGTCTGTCGTAGCAACTATGCACCGGCGCGGAATGTCTATTGGAAATGCAACTGGGTGTGGCGTGTTCTTTGCGCTGTCGATTCGCCAAACACTCATCCATCTATTTGCGTCTTGGTTCCAGTGCCACGAATCCTTAAAGCACCAAATTATCCTCTCTTCCGAGGGAGGAAACATTTTCGCGTTTTGCGTTAATGAACCATCACGCGCCCAAATAATCTCTTGCCTCAACTTCCACGGTGTTTTGCGAATCAATTCAACCGGGTGAATCAGAACCTTGTCTCGCCATCTGCACTTATGGTTGTAAAACAACGAACCATTTCGAGCTGTAATGTCGAAAATAAGTGACAATATTTCGATTTGCTCAGATTCGTATTCGTCCTCTGGTTTACTGTCGAAATAGCTGCCAGAAATGCGACTAGCCCACTGAGAATTACCCTCTGCCATAAATCCTGACGCCACAATCTTGTCAAGTTTTTGGTTGTATGGTGGAGATGTAACGCAGCACTTGATATCTTCAATCTGCGGCAACACTTCACGACAATCGCCATGGTAAATCGTGATTCCTCCATGCTCGTAATAAGGAACCAGTGCCACTACCCCGCCCGCCTTTCCGCCAAAGCCAACTGCCCCTTGAGCGATGCAATCTCCGCCAGTAAATCGTTGCATGTACGCTCGATCTGGGCGGGTTTATCGGCCAACTTTCCGCCGCTGGCGAAGATGCGTTCGGCGACTTCCGCCCGGTGAATTGAGACTTCGGGCGGTGCCTGGATTCCGATCCGAACGGTCGGATATTTGATTTTCTTGACGACGATTAGGATGTGCTCGTCGATCAGGATTCCTTCTTCGGTTTCTCTCGACAGAACCAGCATGTTCAAGACTCCATTCTTGATGCGTTAAAAACCGCACGGCCCTTTGCCACAAGCATCGGGCATCGTGCGGCCAATCATTCCCTCGCAGGCACGCAACTGCCTGGGTGGGCTGCTTACAAAGAGCGTGAGCCGGAATCGAACCGAGCACCGCGTCCGAGGTTGTTACACCTCCGTAGGCATCCAATTCACGCATAAACCCCGGCAGTCAGCAGACGCCTGCCGATGCTGCCGAGGCGATCACAGGCAATTACCAGGGAACATCATCATTCGTTGGATTTCGCTTCGCCGCTGGCTTCGCACCAGCCGGTTTATCGCCGTCCTTCGGTTTCTGCGCCACGATGTACATGATGTGCGTCGGATCGTTGTCGCCCTTCGCAAATCCGTTCGGGAAGATCATCAAGCGAGCCTGCCCGAGATTTCCCGACAGGTATTCGGTTCCGTCTTTCATCTTGCTCGCCCACAATCCGCCCAGTCGAATCTTTTCGTCGGCCATTACTCGCTCTCCGTTTCGGTGTCATCCTCAGTCGCCTCGACCGAGTAGGTTGCTTTCGCTGGTGCGCGTGCTGTCTTGGGCTTCCCGGTCCCAAAGGCGTTTCCCGCCTCGCTCACGATGTCCTTGCCGGTTTTCGATACGTACTGGCTCGCCATCTTCCGCATCGCTGTAACGCGGGCCTCGGCAGCCACAAGCTGATCGACAAACAGACCGGGGTTATCCTCGATGAGTCGCGTTGATTGACCGCTGACCGGACACGATGCCGCTGCCGGGCAGAATCCGCACTTCTCGACAGTCGGCCACGTCTCCGCCATCGTCGGCAGGATTCCGCGATGCTTGAGCATGGTTTCGGCGGTCATACGAATCCGACTATCAAACGTCCCGAGGTCTTTTCGCTCGAATTCAACGCCGAACGACAGCCGCCGCGCACGGGTATTCCAGACTCGGACTTCCAGACCTTCCACGTCGGGATAGTTGTTCAGTACCAGCCACGCATGAACCTGGAACTGAAACGAATCTCGAACCGATGTACTCGAATGAATCTTGTAGCCGGTCTTATAGTCGGCTTCGTGCAATAACTGCTTAGACGGTCCAGCGAACAGCAAGTCGAGTTCAGAAGTTACGCGGATACCGAGGTCTTTCAAGTCCCACGATAGCTGGCCGGAATAGTCGGACTCGCCTCCGTCGTATCGCAAAATGTTCGCGGGGTGCATCGACGCGATGAGTTTCGACCAGTCCCATACCATCGCCCTGGACGCCTTAATCACTTCCGGCTGTACGTCGGGCCGGGAATGTTTCAGGTAGTAGCCGGCACGTTCCGCCAAGTCGCCGGGAGAATACGAACCGTCGTCGTTGATGTAGTCGCTGATTGCCTTTCCGAACGCGGAATGAATCTCTTCTCCGGTCGCGGCCAGGAACGAATTGTTATTGGTCAATCCAGATTCGACGAATAACGCCTGGGCCGGACAGACTGAGAACCGTTCTAGTGTCGAACGGTCGGTCGTAACGAGCTTCGCATCTTCCAAGTCCACGAACGCCGCCAATGTTTCGTCGCTATACATTCATCAATTCCTTTTCGATAGCTGCCGACACTTTGCTCATGTCGTCGCGAGTCCATTGCGTGACTTTCTTTTCGTCGAATTCGCGTCCTACAACCTCACGCACCCATCGAGACCAGTCGTCCTTTGTGGATACCGCGTCGTGCCGGATTGACTTCCAGTTGTTCACGGCCGACATGATTTCGTCGAGCGTTACGCGGGCTGCTCGGGCTGCCGATTTCGGAGCATCTTCGCGTGGCTGCGGATTGACGTGCGGCGCTGGCGGTGCCATATCCTCTTGGTCCTGGGCAAACAGGTCGGATAGCCCGTAGGAATTCAGAACCGCGTCAACCTTGGCGCACTTTTTCGCCATTTTGATAGCGTTATTCGCATCGCCGCCCTTTTGTCCGATCTTCCGAACGCCGCGACCTTCGCCGATTAGCTCGCCGTTACTGCGGGATATCAGCTTGCAGGCGAATACGAACGTGTCGGTCGGCGATCCAATCTGCGCGTGTGCGTCCATGTCCGCTTGATATTCGTCACGGCATCCCATCAGGTCGCATACGAAGTCTGCGCCGGCCTTGTAGAGACATTGCTTGGCGGTCCATTGCGTCTTGGGATACCACTTGTACTGACTCTTGCGCGAGTCCCACACGCCGACGTTGCCAGAGTCGTCAAATCGCGGCTCGCATCCGGGAGGATAGCCGTAATGAACGCCCTCGATTAGTTGTGCCTTAAGCCAGTCTCGGAACGCATGTCGCCGCGTGGCGTACTC